CGCACAATGTAAATCTAAAGAGCATCTAGTGCCCGAACTATGGGATACATCAGTCCCAAGAATAAACGCATCTGCAAAAGTAGCATCTGCAGTATAATCTGCTCGTTTCCCAGGTGCAAAACGAGTATTCTGCTGAAAAGGGCTTTCCCACTCAAGAGTTGGCACTACTCGAGTATGGGTTTGTGTAGATCCAGAAGAAGTTGGGTATGAACTCAAATTCAAGGCTCTAACTGCAGCAGCTTCAGATGTAGAAGTCCAAAATATATCACTTTGGGCATATGCGGGCCAAGAACCAGATGTGCGTATAACTTCAAGTTTGCCCATAAAACCCGCAGGACCTGTATCCTGATACAAGGCCTTCCACTTAATGCCGCCTCTACGTGCCAGATAAGCAGGGGTAAGCCAATTCAAAAGAGTCATTCTAGAAAAATTGTAAGTATCACCATCTGGTAAATCAGTGGGATATATGGCATTAGGAGCGTAACCCTTATGATAAGGAAACGCATTCATCTCAATACGCCAATTACCATTAAATGCACCAACACGTGATGCCCTAGAATGTAAATTGTACCTTTTCAAAAGTTGCCGAAAAGAAACAATTGTCTCACCAAAAAACACATGATCATATGCATCATCTGTTGAAACTGGAGATAACATAACATGCTCAGGATTTTGTATCAACGGCTTACTAGGTTCAGAAGTGGCATCAGCGTCCGATAAATTCATATCACCTTCTTCACCCACCTGTGGAATCAGCTGTCCTAAGTATTCGTCCAAATCAATAACACCGCGTGGTTCTTCACCAGATTGTGGATCTGGAAGAGCTATCAAATTGGGCTCTGGAAAGAACGAATAATTATCAATCTGGCTCGTTGGGTTGCGAAATTGAATGTCATCTCCAGCTGAAACGAAGACATTCACAGATACATCATTATCAACACTACTGTTGGGAACAGTAAGTTCATTCACAACATAGACTCGCAACACACCATTAGCCCTATTACCAGGCGCTATAATACTCTCAAAAACGGAATATGGAGGTATGGCATCAATTCTACCGTTAATCCCAGGAGAAGCGACCAAACAGTAGGGTTTGTCAGAGCCCCAACCAATCTGGACTGTAAAATCTTTTTCCTCAGCAATATCAATTATATAAGTATAATTTGTGTTGTATTCATTCGACTGAAAGCCGTGAGGATCGTACACGATCTTCAATCGACCTTTATGAAAATTTGATGATACAACTTGAAATCTGTATTTCATTGATCCATACCAATTCCTAAATGGCATTGCAGCAAATGCACAGGCTGGCAAATGCATTTCACCGGGAGTACCAAGAGCCTGATATCTCCAAATCATAGGAGTAACTTCGGCTTGCCACAAATGATTCTCAGCAGTGTCAGAAATTTTCCATGGAAACGAAGTCAAGAAACTCTCTCTACACGCAATAGATGCAATTGTCATCTCGTCAGTTGCTGCGACACCAATAGTTGTGGGATCTACCGTAATCTCCTGTTTAGCGTCAACAGATAATTTAACCGCTGTGTCACCAACATTAGTATTAGCCATATTTCCCATAAGTGAGGGTCTATAATAGCTAATATCATCGATATTGTTTGGTCTAGAATATCCAAATGTTGAAGCAACAGAACTAATAGCATTGGCTGCTAACTGTGTAGCGCGCGCATAATTACCAATATAAGGTGCTTGCTTCAAACTGCCAGCAACACGTGCAACTACTGAAGCAGGGCGCGAAATAGGGCCTTTACCATACTCGTCCTCACTACCAGCCTGAGGTGCCAAAGCACCTGGTTCACTGGATGTGGGCACAGCCAAAGCAACATCCTCTGCCCAAGCAAAAACTGATACAGTAACGGAGTCTGACGCACCATTCGCATGATTCAACATTTGCATCGTATGTAACGTCAATTCACCCATATTTCTCCATTCTTGATTCGGAATTTCTAAATAATTATCATACCATACAAAAGGCAAAGTCATGGACCCACCTTGTGATGTGGTAGGATCAAGATAAATATGAGGTCGTTGAGATGATTCAACGATATCTGCTTCAAAGAAGCCACGATCAACTGTAAATTGATCCAAAGTAGACAAGGGATTATATGACAAAATGGCTCTACCATAATGAAAACCATTACCATTAATAACCACCTTGACACATAACTTAGCTCTCAACAGAGCAAAATTCGATATTCGATTCAAAACTCGAGGATTCTCAAAGAAATTAGTCCAAGGGTTAAAAACTTCAAATAACGTGGTTCCTGTCCCCCAATTAAATGATTGAATTTTAATCGGACGAGAGAAAAAATTTCCAAGATCAGCATCATTATTATCAACTATGGAAAACGTAGAATCATTAGCACTAGTTACTGCATAGTTATAAGCTGGATTTTGATCTTTAAATGATACCATTTCAGACGTGGTATCTTTCGTCGTTTTGTTAATTTGTACATTAAATTTACTAGTGAACCACTATATTTCTCTTCATACATAATCGGCTCAAATTATGTTGAAGTGCGCATTATTCCGAATGGGCCAATTTCTCCTCTAAATAGAGGTATCCCTTTTGTGGAACGCCCTAGAGTGCAAAGCCTCACATCTTATACATAACACACAATGTATAAACTGTGGGTAATCCATATACACAATCGATTTTTGCTTTGCCTTAGCAACCAGAATCACCTGGTTTTGTGCTATAATTTTCGTGCCATTTGACTATAGCTTCA